CTTCTAAGTTTATTAATAACTTTATAGGCTTCAGCAAGCTCTTCGTTTACATCTTCGTCAATAACATCCTTGATGTCCTCAGCATCTTCACCTGCATCCTTAGCTAACTTAGCTATTTGATCAAGATCATCTCTTACGGCATCTACTTCTTTATCAACTTTTTTCACGTCAGCATCAGAAAGTTCTTCTTCCATTTTATCTTTGTGCATACCTTCCTCCATCTTATCATGGGCTCCTTCTTCCATTTTATCGTGGTAGCCTTCCTCCATTTTATCATGGGCTCCTTCTTCCATTTTATCATGGTAGCCTTCCTCCATTTTATCACCATGGGCCATTTCTGACACTTCTTCTGCGGCTTCACCAGCTTCTAATTCACCAGCTTCTACCATATCTTTGATGACTTCTTCAACGAATTTAGTAAGATCTTCTTCTGTTAGATCATCTAGGTCAATTTCAGTTTCTTCAGTTTCATCCGCGTCAACTTCTTCTTCCTCATGAGCTTCTTCAGATAAAAGTTCTTCTAAAGAAAGTTCTTCTTCAACTTCGTGCTTACCTTCTTCGACTTCATGCTTGCCTTCCTCGACTTCATGCTTGCCTTCTTCTACTTCATGCTTACCTTCTTCGACTTCATGTTTTCCTTCCTTCATTTCATCTCCTTTTTCCATCATACGCATTTTTTCAGTTTCAAGTTCAGCGGCATCATCACCCCTTAAACCTTTACGCATTACTGGAGATGACATGTGGCCTTCTTCCATTTTGTCTTTGTCATGAGCACCCTCTTCCATTTTGTCATGGGCACCCTCTTCCATTTTATCGTGGTAACCTTCTTCCATTTCTTTCTTTTTTTCGTGATAACCTTCTTTCATGTCTTCTTCCTCGTCTAATTCCTTAATCTTTTCAGCTAGGACATTTTTTAGGTGAGGAGTAAAAGCTTCTTCTAGAGCGGCCTTAGCATTAGCAATAGCAGACTCACGAACAGCTTTAGCGTCGGCAATAGCCTCTCGCAATAAATCTCGACTCATTTCAATAAATTAAATTAGTGAAGTACGTTTATTCAGGAAACGTAATAAAAAATATATAATAATGATACTGCATTAGGAACAGTATATTCACTAATACATATGTAAAAATATTTAAAGAATAGGACACTGCCCCTTACTACAAAGAATTTCTCTAACTATATTATGAGCTTCTAAATAAGTATTTAAAGGTGTCTCCTTATTTTCTTTTATAGTATGCATGAATGAGCCCGGGTTAGAAGGGGTAGATACAAAATCCCAACATAGTAATTCAAAATCATCCTGTACTTCAAGTAAGTCACCTCTCTG